AAAACAAATATATCATGGATGAAAAAATAGAGTTATTTAACCAGGAGCTTGAAAGAGTAGGCATTACCAAGGATGACTTATGGATTATGTCTGTATGGAAGAATCAAGCTACTACTGCCCAGGGAGACTATAAGTCTCACGTTATAGTAAAATTTATTACTGCTGGGTATAAAAACAGAATTACACCAAGTGGAATGGTTACTTTAACACATCCCGATAACACTTTTGAATTTACATTTTCTTAAACAATAATTTTTATGGCAATTATCGCAAAATCAAGTGGATCAAATTATCCAAAACAAGTTACACCTGCAGGCTCTCACGTTGCTAGATGCTACGGAATGATTGAAGTAGGTACAGAAGAATCAGAATATAAAGGAGAGAAGAAAGTAGGCCACAAAGTGATTGTAGACTTTGAATTACCTTTAGAGACTGCAGTATTCCGTGAAGGAGAGGACGAGAAGCTATTTGTTATCTCTAAGGAGTATAATCTATCATTTCACGAAAAAGCTACGCTTAGATTGCATTTAGAAGCTTGGAGAGGAGCAACATTTACAGACGAGGAGGCTAAAAACTTTGACATTACTAGATTAGTAGGCAAAGCTTGTATGCTTAACATTACTCATAAGAAGTCTGCTGATGGTACTAAGACTTATGCTAACATTAATAGTATTTCTCCTATTCCCAAGGGTTTAACTTGCCCTGATCAGGTAAATCCTACAAGAATCTTATCTTATTCTGATTGGAATCAAGAAGTGTTTATGGGATTACCCGAATGGTTAGCTAAAAAGATTACAGCAACTCCAGAGTTTAACTCTAAGTTTGGTGCATTACCTGCTAGTTCACCTAATGTTGATATGGTAGCTGAAACAGAAGAAGATGCCCTTCCATTCTAATGAAAAGAGAAACTAATTTTCTTCTACGAGTAGTTCAAAAGAATCTAAATAGGAGAGCCTTTATAACCTACAAATTAGGTAAAGGTATTGAAAGCATAGAAGCAAAAGTATTAGGCCATACAGATTCATTAATTTGTATAAGAATTAAGCATCCAAAGCCTTTTGTTAATCCTAGTTTATGGATTATTGAAGAAAATCCTGTTACTAAGAAGAAAGAAAAGCTTCCTAAGTTAGTACAGGAGATGCTTATCCCGATAAATAACATAACTGAATTTATATTATTATGATAGATTTAGAAATAACTAGGGATGAATCCTTAATGGAACTCTATCAAACTATTGCTGATAGGTTAAACCAAAAGGGAAAGATTCCTCTTAGAGCACGAAAATATACCCAGGCTATAATTGTTAGCCATGTATACAATAGAATCAATGACAGTCAAATAGAAGAAGAAATAAACATCATAAAAAATGAACGAAGAAGTAATTGATAAGGAATTTAAGGAGTCACATCAAATTGTAGTTTCTAATCACTATTGGGATTACACTTTTGCAATGCTTGAGTTTATGATGAATGATGTTTATCCTTCTGATTTCAAAGAATTTTCTCCCGATGGAGTAATAAAAGATTATTTTAAGAATAAGTTTAAAATCACAGCAAGACAATGACACACGATCAAATCATACAAACACTTAGAGATGACAATGAATATTATAATGGCTTAGGTAGAAGCTACTTGTCTAACTCTGACATTATAGTTTTACTTAATAACCCAATAATGTTCAAGAAGAAGTCTGAAAAGACTTTAGCAATGCTACAAGGAAGTTATTTCCATACAGCTTGCTTAGAGCCTCACAAACTAAAATCATTCCCTTTAGTTGATGCCTCCACAAGAACTACTAACATCTATAAGGATGCTTGTAAAGAAAGCAATGAGCCTTTTATGTTATTGGTTAAGGAAGCTGAAGAAGTAGATGAGATGGTTAAAGCACTAAGAGCTAATACCGATTTATCTAAGTTAGTTTGGGATAGTGGTATTAAATACGAAGTGCCAGCAATTGGCGAGATTGAAGGTTTACCTTGGAAAGGCAAAGCCGATATTATTAACGGAGACTTTATCTACGATTTAAAGACTACAACTTCCTTAGATGATTTTAAGTATTCCGCTAAGAAGTATAACTACGATTCTCAAGCATTTATTTATAATCAACTTTTTGGGAGAGAATTAGCTTTTATAGTTATTGAAAAAGGTACAAATAGATTAGGCCATTTTTTATGCTCACATGAGTTTATGGAAGCTGGTAGAATGAAAGTGGAACACGCTGTAGGTATGTTTCAATTATATCATGGTCCTAATGCTAAAGGGGATGTTAATCAACATTATGTAACTAAAGTTTTATTCTAATGGCACAAATTATTCACGCTGATGGCTCAATTATAAGCCAAGATCAAAAACGTAATCAATTAGGTTACACAATGCAAGAAGCCTGGACACACCAAGCTAAAATGTTAAAAGAGGCTTACAGATTATTAAAACTAACAAATGCAGAGGATAGCAATAAAGACAGACAGAACTGAGTGTCCTAAATGTGGATACAAACATCCTGTACAACAATTATGGGATTACTTTGATGCTAGTTTTGCTGAATGGTCAGTTAAGTACAGATGTATGGCTTGTGATCAGAAGATTAAAATGGAAGTAAATGTAAATGGGTTTTTAGTATTAAGAAATGATAGGCCAAGGAAAAAACCAAGCATTTTACAACCAGAAAGCTGTTGAATGGGTAGATGAGTTTATAAAGAATAATGAGCCATTGATTGACTTTATTTCTTTTGATGGCCACATTATTCATAACTCTCACTACACATTAGAACTCTGGAAAACCAGATTATTAAATAACAAAGGAGCTGAAGAAAGAGCAGCGTTTATAAGAATTAAGAAATTTAAAGATTGGTATAATGGCAAATCAAACAGCAGTAGAATGGGTTGAATACGAGTTATATAAATTAACTTCAGCGGTAATTACTGCAGAAATAACCCAAGAACAATACCATAAGCAAAGAGTAGGTTTATGGGAGAAAGCTAAACAAATGGAGAAAGAGCAAACTATTGATTTTGCAGGAAAAGTTTTAAATAAAGCTGAATGTAGTTTTACTGGTATTGTAAGACTTGAAGAATCAATAGAAGATATTTTTGTAGAAATTTTTAATAACATTAATGATGGAAAATGAAATGCGTGAAGACATTAAGAAAGCACTTAAATTTGTTGAAACTGCAGTATTTATTGCTTTAGCAATAGGCTTTTTTGTAGGATTAGTAATAGGTAGTTTAACAGTATTTTCTTTAATGAGATGAGAAATAAGATGCTAGGATTAGGTGATTTCTTTCAAGAAGTTCTATCTAATATGAATTTAGTGATCAGGGATGAAGAATTATTAGCTTCATTGAATCAAACTAAGCTTACAGGAACTCCTGGGTTAGAAATTCTATATACTAAGACTAAAGAATTAGAGCCATTAGCTATTCCTATGGTTAATTCTCAAGATATTTTAGAAGATGTAGAGAAGAAAGAAGCCAAATTCTTAGAGTTCTGGAATACATACAACAAGAAAACAGGTCAAATTAAAGCAAAACCTAGATTCTTAAAGCTTACTTGGAAAGAAATAGATGCTATATTTGCAACCCTTCCACATTATTTAAAGGCAACTCCAGATGTTAAGTTTAGAAAAGACCCCTTTACTTACTTAAATCAAAGGACTTGGGAGGATGAAATGTACTTACCAAAAGCCCAAGAAGTTAAAAAGAATATAGTATTTAGATTCGATTAAAATTAAGAGTTACAACTATGAAAGCTAAAGAGAAAATATCATTTACCGATTTAGATGCGGAAAAGGAAGTTATATCCCTAATCACTTCTAATCCATCTGCATTTAAGCAAGTGCAAAAAATAATCAAACCAAACATATTTCACTTCGAACAAACGAGAAGTGTATTTTTGGCTTGTGCTGAGTTATTTTCTGAAAAGGGTAACTATACCTTAACGGATGTAGTATTGAGGCTTAAATCAAGCGGAAACAATGATTGGGCTACTTTATTAGCCTCCACAACTACTCATTCTTCTACAAGTACCAATGAATTGCTTATTTACCTAGCTGAATTGAAGGGTAAAAGGGATTTAATGGACTTATCAAGACAAATCACTAATGATTTAGCTAACGGATCAGATTACTTTTCTTTAGTAGATAAGGTAAACTCCATTACTAATCAAGAAATGTTTAAGGATGACGATAAAGAGATTGTAGATATGAAATCTGCCTTAGTTGATGCCTTAAATAACCTAGGAGATGTAATGACTAATGGACAAACTGCAGGAGTTCCTACAGGATATCCTAAGTTAGATGATATTACAGGAGGATGGCTTAAAGGTAATGTTATTCTTTTTGCTGCAAGGCCAGGCCAAGGTAAAACTATTTGTTTACTAGAACACGCTAGGAATGCCTCCGCTATGGGGCATAATGTATTATTCTTATCCCTAGAAATGCCTGTAATATCTTTGATTTACCGAATGATTTCTGGAACATTGGATAGTTATACCCCTTACTCTAAAATAAAGACAGGAAGGATAAATATTGACCAATTTTCAGCTATTCAAAAGGATGCTATAAGTAAGTTAGAAAAGCTACCTATTACTTGGTATGATGGAGCTAATAGAGATATCAATTATTTATCCGCTTTAGTGCAAAAGATTGTAAGAGAGAAAGATATTAAGATGGTAGTTATTGATTATATGCAATTAATAACTGATTCTAACATTAAGAGTAATGATGAGACAGCCGTAGTGGGATCAGTATCCAAAAAGATACAACAGTTATCTAAGAAGCTAGATATCCCATTCTTATGTGCTGCACAATTAAATAGACAATCCGAAGGTAGAAGTTCACATAGGCCAAAACTGTCTGATTTACGTTCTTCTGGACAAATTGAACAAGATGCTTCCGTAGTTATTGGATTATATAGAGATGACTATTATAAGTATGAGAGAGCCAAAGAAGAAGGTAATAACAATGTAGAGTTTGATAATACCATTGAATACATCTTTATGAAGAATAGAGATGGCCTAACTGCAACCCACGAAATGTTCATTGATGTAGCCACATCTAAGATAAAAGAACATAACTTTGTAGGGAACAAATTTTGAGTAAGTTAATTTTTTTCATAGTTGTAAATTAATCCCCTTGGTTATTGACCTTGGGGATTTTTGTTTATAACGCAAAAAGGAGGATAAAATCCCCCTAATTGCACACACAATCCAAATCACACAAAACGTACTGCAATTTAGGAATTAATATCAGAACTATAAATTCACTTTAGTTCCTATCATTCCCATATATGTTTGAGGTACAATTGGATTGGTATTGAATGATGTCTTTAATGCAAAATTGAACTTAAATCGCTTAGTAAACGCAATATCGAAATTAAATCCAGTCATTATACCAATATCATTACCAGTTACAAAAACTTTTTGATCAGTTAGATATCCTGTTGAACTACCAGACAAATAAACATCTGGACTAATAGTTAGTCTTTTGCTCACTTTTACAGGAATAGTATAGAATAATAAGATGTTATTTGACAAATTAAGTCCATTGTCAGCTCCTGCTACGCTAAAAGTGTAGTTAGCACCACTTACACCATATTTACCTAATGGGTAGATATAAGCTGCAGTAGTAAATCCTAGCACACTACCACCTAAATAAACTCCAGTAATACCATAATTGCTTATGGATTGTAGCTTACCTTCATTAAAGTTCATTAAGGTATATCTACCACTTAAAGCAAACTGATCAAATGTAGACCAAATCATTGACGATATACCCCAA